GTAATCTCTTTGACTGGATCGATCCAAGGCCAGCCGGGACGTATGAAATCGACTGCCTTGTATCGTTCGAGATCCGCGGCCTTGCCGCGGAATGGAAGGAGCTGCTTCGTATATGCAGCCGTGACCCATTCCCGCCAGAGTGGATAATTCACTCGGCGGTTAAGGAGTTCCTGCTGTGGTTCCCAGTGGCGACGATCCTGATTCTCCCCCTGCCGAGCGGAGAGGTACGTCACCTTGGATAGATCGCGGCTAACGAGTTCATAAGAGACATCCAGGCCGCGAGCTATTACTCTCAGGAAGACCTGCGATAGCAAGTCAACGCTGGCAGCCTGGACGCCAGATTGTATGCCTCGGATATCCTCACCTGGCTTGAGGTGCGCAATCATTCCACCTTCGAGGTAGTCCTCGTCGTCCTCCTCGTCGGTGGTGACATCAGCCGAAGGAGCGAGTATGGGGGAATTGATCCCATATCCAGCATTGCGCAGGATCGCGATAGCGAAAGCGGAAGCAACCCGTTCCTTGACGAGCAGCCAATCGAGCCACTGAAGGAATCCCTCGAAGGCTCCACTGACCGTCAGGAACCGAGTCAATCCCCGGATCTGGCCAGGCTCGAGACGATCGTAATAATGGATCACCCGGTCCGCTGGGACGAATTTATCCGAACCGGGACCGTAAGTTCCACCCATGGATAGCGTCTCGTAAGGGTGGTTAGGATAAATCCAGTATCCTTCGATCCTTCCGGCAGTGTTGTACTGGATTCCCTGAACGATCTTGGTCCCGTTCTTTGAGTTCAGATCCTCACGATCCGAAAGCCTCTCCGAGGGAATAACCTCAGTAGCCAGCGGAACCCTTCGAGTATCTCCCTCAGGTGGAGAGCCTAAAAGCAGCAGAGCTTCCCCAACCACGTTGAACTCTCTTTGCAGCTCCGACTGCTGCTCATAGAAGCTCTGCTTACCCGTGGGATCCGCTGCGTCTTGCCATCTCTTCCACTCTTCTTCGGCGATATCGTTGAAGGCTTCATCGGGCTCGGCCTTCCGGGGCAGTATCACCCTCGCTTGTGGCTGGATCCCGCAGCCGATAAGGTTCGCCACTATCGAGTTGATGATCCCACGAGCATAGGGATTGCGGCGATACAGCTCCCGCGCCTGCGCTCGAGTCTCAGATAGGATATTCCGAGAATTATCCTTCGGCCCTAGCCTTCTGTGGCTGGACAATGCCGTGGTGCGGAGTGGGGTAGATCCCTCAAATGCTCGAGCGATATACTCCATCTGCGCTCGAGCGAGCATCCTATTCCTGGCCCAGCCGGGAGCTATCACCGATAGCGTCCTGTGCAACAGCGCGGCGATGCCGGTGAGCTTCTTCATCTCTCCCTCAATCGAGCACGGGTGCAGAGGGATCCTTGAGACTCCTCCGCTGCTTTCCGCTCGTATTCCTCGATCAACTTCGCGATATCAGTCGCCGAAGTGAGACGGATAGTCGTACCGTCCGCGAGGGAATACTGCTCGATTCCACCGCCAACGAGATTGGCTAGTTGCAGTGTTTGGAGTTGTGCGAGAACTGCAGCTGCGGACATTAGCACCTCTCAGCAGTTTGCATACTGCGTCAAGGTGTAACGCTTAAAATAGGTGGGTCAATACAGAATCATATATAGGTATAGAAATGCCATATATATGAATCAGGAGGGATTAAACTGGCTCTTCTTCAGTCTTCCATTTCTTCCCACACGACTGACACCGACGCCACCTGATGATCTTCTGACCCTCAGGCCGGGTATCGAATGTCTTGCTTAGACGAACCTTGCAGAACGGACATTCCATGCCTTGCTCTGGTGGTTTAATAGGCTCAGATATAGTAGTTTCTGCTCGATTTTCAGGCGGCTTATCTAAATTTACGACACGTTCCATTCTATTTTCAGGCTTTTTCATAGCGGTTTCGTTCATTTAAAGAAGCTCCTCGAGGGTAACTTGCGGAACTTGTAACGCTTTTTGACTGGAATATGCGGAGTTCTGGCGGGAATTCGGGGTGTCTCATCCTGGATCTCGTTGGTATCCGGAGCAATCGGAACGTTCGGAACCGCCGGGATGAAGCAGTGCTCAACGTTTAGATCCTCGGCGGCTGCCAGTGCATAAATCTCGGCATCAAATAGATGGTTGGCTCCCTTCGCATGCATGAGCCGCCAGTCATAAGAGACTCGGCCAGTCTTTTTATCCTGGACCTTCACCTGCTGCTCTGCCGTCATGTGCAGGATATAGTCCTCGCCGATATCTCGAGGGATATGCCAAGCACCTGGATCCGAGTCACGCAGAGCGATCAGCCGGTGCATCTTTGACTTGAAATAATCGGTATCGACCACATATAGCGGGAGCTTATCGCCAGTGGCTGACAGGCGGTAACTGTGATCTATCGGTCGCTGTGGCCTTGCGGCTCCCTTCAAAGGGAATGCCTGGGGGTTGTTATCACAGAACTTGTAGACTTCATCTGTGCGATATCCTGAATCGATAAAGGCACCTCGGACGTTGATAAAACCGGTACCCGTATGGAATTTGTACTCCGCATGAAAGAGGAATCTCGCTAAAGCATCGAAGGTTGGAACCTGACCATAGCGAATTAACCAACTCTCCCCATAAGCTCCCCACCCACGGATCACATACCAGAGGTGGTCGGCCTGCACGTCTACCCCAGCGGTAACGACATGGACCCCAGCTGGTACCTCTGGCTGCTGATAGTTCGCCTGTCTGACCCGGATATGCTCTCCCTTTAGCTCATGGACCCGGTCTTCCCAAACCTCAGCCAGCCATGAGTTCCGGAAGTTCTGCAGAAGACTCGGGTAATTCTTCGAGTTCAAAAACTCAGCAGCAATCCGCGACCAGGAAAGCCACGGAGAATACAGGCACGGCAGGTGATACCCCAGCCGCCGGCGAGGAGGTGTTGGACCCCTTAGCGTCCCGTCTGGCTCTAGCGTCTGCGACTCCGGCACCCAAACCCCAGCCTTTAGCATCGGTGGCTTCTGGATATCCGTCAGCCTGCCGTGGCAGGCCTCGCATTCATACCACGCCAGTTTCTGGTCAAGGATGCGCTCGGGATCGCGCTCCTCTTCTGGCCAGTGGATACCCGGTGAGTCCGGAGCGCCGGACCCCATGGCGAGGAGCTGGTAGTGGTTGCACAGCGGACACGGAACCCAGTAATGCCGACGGTCGCTCGCGAGATATTCCTGGTAGATATAGCCGCGCTCCGTCGTCGGCGAGGATGTCTTCAGGATCTTCCTATTAGCGAATGTGCGCGTTCGTTCCCTCGCGAGCGCGATGGGATCGGCTTCTCGACCGGAATACTGGGGGTACTTATCCGTCTCGTCAAGGACGAGGATCGCTATTGCACGAGATGCCAAACCAGCTGGAGAGTTGCTTCCAGCGAAGGTTAATGTGGCACCATTCAGCCGGATCGCCTCGCGGGTCATGTCGTTCGCCGCACCTGTCAGGTGCTTCCGCAGAACTGGACTTTCCCAGATGATCTTCTGGTAGCGGTCCACATTAACTGAGACGGCATCCTCCTCCCGCGGCATGACGTGCAGGCATGGCCACGGATCGGCATCAAGGCAATGCAGACAGGTGAGGACGAGGCTGAGCGTCTTACCCATCTGCGTGCTCGTCATCATCGTGATCTCCTCCACCTCTGGATCCTGAGTCGCCTGAAGAATCTCACGAAGATAAGGAGTACGATCGAGCGATAGTGGTCCTGGCTCCGCTGCCACGGAGCGCGGCAGGATGATCGACTGCTCGGCCCACTGGTCCACCGAAAGCTCGGGAGGCGGAAGCCAAGCAGAACGCCAGGAGGCGTCAAGGGGAGGATCGATTAACTTCTTTCCATTCATGTTGCTTGAGAATTAAATTCAATTCTGCTTGAGCTTCTTCCTGAGTCTCAAAACACATGCGATCGAAAACCTGTACTGGGCCGATATTTAGTTTTGCATTTGGATATTGAACCACCCAATAATTTTTATGAATGAGACTTTTCATCATGGGGAACCAGTCACATTTCGTTTGAAGGCGCTTTCGTTTCCAAAATGCAGGTCTGACTGACTGAACATACGCAACTAGTCTCTCGATGCGAAATTCGATACCATCTGAACTAATCCGAAATGGACCTTCCATGACTTAACTCCATGCAAACCTCTGCGGAACGAATCAGACATAGGTTAAAGGCCGGGGAATGCCACGTCTCGGGTCCGACTTATGACGCGTGGACATAAACATTAACCCCGGCCAATTCACATCTTCGCAAACCTTTCCAACAACTCATTCACCCGCCTCTTGATCACCGGCTCCATCTGCCGCTGATCCAAGCCAACTAAGAGCGGCGGCAACGACCGCACAAATGCCAACAGGCCACGACGCACCACCGCATTACGAGCCAAGTCCCATTCCTGGATTTCGGTCTTAGCGACGAAGTCACGACGCTCAATCTGGAGCTTCAGATGAGCCAATTCGGCCTGCGCTTCCTTCTGCAGCATCTGAGCTTTGAGGAATCGCTGCTGGGTACTCTCATCCCGGATCCCATCCTTCTTCTCATGGGATGCCTTGAGATGCTCGAGACGCCATTGTTTGGTTGCCTCGACATCCCAACCCTTCGGCCCCTTACGAGGAGCACCACGACCAACCCAAAGGAAGTGAGTACCGGCAGCCACCCCGAGAATCTGGCAGAGTTCACCGCGGGTCTTGACGAACCGCGGAGATGCTTCTTCCGATTTCAAGATGATACCTTCACATTTTCATCAGGATCAGTTTCATAGGGACCCAATCCTGGTAGATATCCGGTGGATATGACTTCCTTTTGATCTCGAAGTCTTTTGTTATTAAATTTTTTGCCAAAATTATGCAACTTACAGAGCAATCTAACATTTCTGGCATCCCCGGATCTTAACAGCCTACGATACAATGTTTCTGAATGAATGAAGTGCTTTCCATTTATGTCCACCCTTAGATCCCAGGCTTTCTGGTTGATGTGATCAAGCGTTAATAGGTTAGGATCCGT